TAGTTCTAAGTCTGATATTGCTGGATGCACAGATGCTATTGTTACAAAGCCTAGCTGGAAAGGACAAAAGGCACTTTTGGATTGGAAAAGCAGTAAAGATTTTTATTTAGACCAAGTGATACAGGTCGAAACATATAAAAACTTTATTGAAGAATCTACAAACCATAAGATAGATAAGATAGCTATTGTCAATATTCCAAAAGACCCAAATAAAGATTTATCAATGATGGTTATTAAATCTGACAATAAATTTTATAAAGGTTTTAAAGCGTGTAGATACTTAAATAAGTTAGATGAGCGGTGGAAAAAAACAGTATCTAAATTTAAAAAGGAGATAAAAAGAAATGTATAATAAAAAACCAAAACTACCATTTGTTGCATTATCAGGTAAGCTATTTTCAACAGGTCGTCAATCACCACAGTTTGAATTTAGTATAAGAGCAACAAACTTAAAATTAGAGTGTTCTATTACAAAAAGAAAATATAAATTTTCTGAAGTATTAAAATGGTGGCAATCACCTGAAATACAAAAATATGCTATGGATGGATGGGAACTTTACGTTGAGTCAAAAACACAAGAGCCATTTAAGCAACCTAAGTATGGTGAAAACATAGAGCAAATTATTTGTTTTAGAATGAAAAAACCTTTTGACAGAAGACCTAGTGTTGCTGGTTTCAAACAAGTAGGCACAGCAATGGGTGTAACACCTCAACAAAGTTTTGCACCAGACCATGCACAAACAGCGACACAGCAAGATATGAAAGAACTAGATGATAAAATACCAATGCCTAGAGAAGCTGGAGACGAAGATGAGTGGAACAACCAGTTTTAGGGAAGATTATTTACACCTTGATAGAAAAACTCTTATGAAAGAACTTAGAGAATTTTCTAATGAGTATAATAAATGGTATGGTCTTAAAGTAGATAGAGAGACTGAACTTAAATTATTATATGCAAAAAAGTATTCTGAACTTAAAAATGATGTAGTAAAAAGGTCTCAAAAAGATGTTGAGGTTTTGATATTGCAAGATAGAGAACATATTGAAGCAAAAGCAAGAGTTGATGAAGCAGATAAACACTATCTTTCATCTAAACTTTCATATAATAATAAGAATACAGAAATATCTCTTTTACAAAGTGAATTAAAAAGAGAACTACAACTAATGGGTAAGGAGAAATAATGTTATTTTTTGGTAAAACAAAGCAAGATTGGAAAGCATTAGAACTACAATACAGAAGAGAGTGGATTTGTTTTGTATCTGGTTTTGTGCTTGGTGCGATAATATTTTAGTGCTTCGTTACATTATAGAAGTCTAAATCATCATTTGCAGTTATAGGTCTGTATGTGATTTGGTAATCTAAAAGTATTAAACCATTTTCTTCAAAATTATTTAGTATCTTTTCTTTGTGTTTGAATGTAGGAAACTCATCAACAAAAGATAAACTTACAGCTTTACCTAATTGTTCATGTTCTTCTAAAGGTGCAAAGAAAAATTCTGCTTCTACTAATATATAATTTTTGACGTTCATATAATGTTCTTATCATATATAAACTATTATATAATTACTTTTTTTTGAATGTATTGACTCCACGAATACCAAGTATTGTACTAAAAGCACCAATAACAAGTCCTTGATACCAAAAAGGTAGATTTTCAAACTTCATAAAAAAATAATCTACTCGTTCTTGTAATGCTTGGTCTCCAAAAAATACAGAATATGCTAAAATTAAAAGTGGTAAACTTAATAATATCAAACAAAATTCATCCTTGAAATCTGACTCTTGCCTTTTATGTACTATCTTTTGTAATTCTACTTCTCCTTTTACTGCTCTTTCTAAATGTTTTACTTCAGCTTCACTTTCAAGCAGTTTTGCTCTTTTTTTGTTTTTATATATTTCTGCACCAGTTTTAAGTGCAAGTTTACCTAGTGTGAACCACATTTTAACTCCAATGCTAACTCGCAATAATGTTTAATCTTTTCGTATCTTTCTCTGTCAGATTCATAATTCTTTTTCCTTACAGCATATTTTACAATACATCCATCTATAAAATCTAATTTGTGGGCTATAACAAGCTGTATAGGGTCAATTTTTGCGTTCTTGTAATGTTCCCCACCAATTTGCTTATCTAGTGCTGAACCACGCTTAAAACGCTTTATTTTGCCTCCTAGAGGGTCTTTTTTATCCGTCATACAATCTTTTTAATCCATCTGCCTTTATTATTCAAGACCATAGGTAAAAGTCTAGGTATTCCGTCAATAATTATTCCACAGCCTAGAATAAATCTTGTTTTGAAATTCTTAGCATAATTCATAGCCATAGATTTTTGATTGATAAGACAACCCACGTTCATACCAAAAAATAGATTATCAGGATTAGCCCACCAAGATATTACAAACTTAGTATGATAATGACCTTGAACTGCTGACATACCCATAGCTTGTGACACTTTCAATATGTCCGCACTTCTGCCATGTGTAAAAAAACATCTTTGACCATTTGACATTGTAATCGTTAAATCATCAACCCATTTCCACTTTTTTGTTCCTAAAAAATCACCATAAGGTTTTAGAAACTGACGACTCATTCCATATTTCAATGCTCTTCTATAAACAAGACTTGAATGGTTAGAGTCAACTTCAATCATCTTTGGAAATATAGATTCTAATTGTTTAATGTATTCTTTTGATTTATCCAATTCCATGCCAGCAGAATATAAATCTGGGTCATGTGTGTGCATATTGATTGCATGAAAATCAAGTAAGTCTCCAATATTAATTATAAAATCTGGTTTGTATTCTTTTTTGATTTCTTTTAAGAAATTTATTGCGTCTTTGTGTTGATATGGCAGATGCATATCTGAAATAACTAATATCCTCTTCATTATTCACTTATAAAGTGAATTGTGGATAAATGCAAATTTAGTTAAGAACTGTGTAGAGTAGATGCGTAACAGCTATCAAACAGATAGACCACATAACTTTTTCCATACGAGAAACTCTTTGGTCTAAGTGTGCAAGATGGTTGCCACGAATAGTTTGTATCTCGTGTTTTAATAATGCAATCTCACCCTCGATACGGATAAGTTGCTCTTTGTTTTTCTGACTAGCTGTTGCCATTTTTACCTTTTACGCTTTTTTCTTCGTAAATCAAGGTCATGTTTTCTTGAACCTCGTAAAAAACTATTCACTCTTCCCATACTCCAAGCAGACATAGATACTCTTCTTGAACCAGCAGATAGAAAAGCACCTTGACCTCTACGATATACTTTTACAAGCGTTCCGTAAGATACGCCTTTTTTTGCTTTAGCTTTTCTTCTTAATGTAGCTTTTACTGCTGTTGAAAGTGGTCGTCTAAATCTACTAGCCATTATGCTTTTGTTCTCCTACGCAATAAACCTCTAGGTATGAAACCACCTGTTTTATATATTGATGAAACTTGTTTGATAAGTCTTGCTCTTCTTGTACGTTTTGAGCCTTTAAGACCTGTAAGATATTTTTTTGGTAAGTCTAATTCTTTATCTCTTGCGACTTTTCTTCTTTTTCTTTTTTTTGACATTTCTTCTTCTCTTCCTCATTGGGAACTTATTAATCATTTCTCTAATGGAAATAGATGTTGTAATTCCACTCATTTACCAAATCTTCGCATTGCAATGGTATGTGCTTGTGCAAATGTTCTTTTTCTTCTACCACCAGCACCACTCATTAGTCTAGCCATAGACCTCATGTGTTTTAGTGAGTGATGTCTTGCGTGGCTTCTCATTGTCTTTTGTTGTCTTGGCGTAAGGTCTTTTATTATATTTTTAATAGATGCTACTTTAACCATTATCTCCTCTTTTTACCTTTTTTTTTCTTCTTCTTTTTTTTCTTTGGCTTCATTCCGCCACCATAGTGATAAGGCATAGTTTATCTCCTCTTTTTAGTTTTCTTCTTTTTCTTCATAATAGCTTTTTGTAAAGCCATTGGAAGTTTCTTTTGTTTTTTTGTTAGTTTCATGTTTTCTCCTAGTTTTGTAACTGTCCATCTTTCCAAACAGCATCTGGTAAGCCATTTGTAAATTTTTTTCCATCGAATGTCAAAATTTGTTTTCTATTAGAGTTCTCCACAAACGAGCAATGAATCCATCCACTATTAGCCTCTCCATTCCAGTATTCAAGAATCAGTTGGTCAAAATCACAGTTGTTTGAAATCCACATTGCAACTTTAAGGTTAGATATACCCATGATTTCAAAATCAACTGCTTCGCCTTTTGTATGTTGAGATGTTTTTTTACTACCAATAGCCTCACATAATTCAGGACTTCTATATCCTGATGTAATAACTATGGGTTTATCAAACTTTGCTCTTACAGGTTCAAGAACGCCATAGCAAATATCAGTAAGGTTTTTTATTTCACCACTACCAGCTTTATTAGAGATACCCATACGAGTAGCTGTCATAGACTTCTCAAACTCTTCAAGTTTGAAATGTTTGGAAAGTTGCATTATTCAGGCTTTGTTGGAAACTTCTTATTTTTGGCTTTAGCTTCAGTATTAACGCCATCAGTAATGTCTCTTAAATCTTGACGATATTTTTTCATACCATCAGACATTTCAACATCAGATAAAGCATAGTAATCAGTTTCTTTTAATAAATTGTTTCTTTTTTCTCTTAAAGAAACCATTGCTCTATCATAAGCACCATCTGCCCAAGCTTTTTCTTCAGCATCTCTTTGTGCGTTTTCTTGTGCTGTGAGTTTGATTCTCTCACCAT